AGTAGCTCCACTGTAAGCAGCCATATCTAATAGGAAGGATGATCTGGAATTCGCAGCTCCAGACATAGGTGTTTTGATAGGTACAACTGTGTAACCACCTTTTGTAGTCTTGGCGAAAGCTTCAATAACAACGTCAGCAAAGCCATGAGCGAAAACCATGATTGGAAGTCCAAAGAATTCCGTCCCTTCAATTGCCTGTTGGATTGCTCCTGGCACCTTGAGATCGTTGATTGTTCCATCATATAAGAATATTAATCCTTTGTCCATCTTGACTTGCTGATTAGCTTTATCATTAATAAAGACACGACCTATTGCACCAATGTCTTTTAAGCCAGAGGTTACAATAAAACCATCAATAGTTTCAACTCTCAGTTGATTTCCTTGGGCTTCTTCAATAAGAACATGACCATCTTCTCCCGCAGCCAACACTGCTTCGACTGCGGCAATAGCAATTTCTTTATCACCATTGGCTGAGATTCTTGCTACATTAGTGAGTTCTTCTTTTCCTGTTGTCTCTTTTGCATTATCTTTCAGAAAAGGAACTATAAGTGTGTAGTATAGATCTTGCAATTCATATATCATTCTTTGTGGATTATATTTAGGATTAGCAGCAAGGAAGTTAAGTCCGTGCTTAGTGATACTGTTAGCTAATACAATAGCTGTAGTTGTTCCATCACCTGCCTCTTTAGCAGTCTTTAAGCAGATTTCTTTTGCAGCATCAATAATGATATTAGCCTCAGCATTCTCAACGCCCAATGATTTGGCAACTGTAACACCATCTTTTGTGATCAATGGAGATAATCCATCACGCTCGATAAGTACGGGGTTTCCACCAGGACCTAGTGTTGCTCCGACTATTGCAGCCATATCATTGATAGTTTTGCGAACTATCTCTCTGACATCTGCTTTATCAACAGTTATTCTTTTGGCTTTAGATTTTTCGAATATCATTTAAACTCCATTAAAAATCAAAATCATCTTCGGGTTTTTCTTTGTTGTTTTTCTTATCCACTGACTTAACATCTTCCATTTTTCCTTCGTTAAAGTCAGATACTAACTTTTCGTATTTCTTAAGTTGTTTCTTATCAGTCTCAAATCCAAAAAAACTATGTCCAAGTTTAAGTGCAGTTCTAAGTGAACCAGTGCCACCACAATATGGATCAAACAATACAGAACCAGGGAGACAGTTTGTCATTCTGACAAGAAGTTCTGCCAGGTCAACTGGATAACTCTCATCTAGTGAACCAGTCTCTATCTCCCAAGTATTACCTGGACATGATAGTTCATCTTGTACCTTAAGATATTGTCTTAGTGGAAGACGATCAAGTTTCCAAACATTACCATTGCAGAAATGAAGAACATACTCATGTGAGTTAACTAGATTAGTCTCAGAGCGTTTTCCAGGGAACCAAGTCTTCTTTATCACAATATTATCTATATGATTAAAGCCTTGATCAGTCATAACTTTAGCAACTTCAAATGGTCTAGCTTTATCTTCCATCGGAGCATAACATATAAAAAATACTATCCCATTAGGGACCATGTGTGACTTTAGTCTCTTTGCAAACTCTGTAAACTTTTTTGAGTCCCAACCATCCCTTTTTCTTATAGGGATTCTAGCTATACATATCTCAGTATTCGCTGGCCATACTGAGTCTTTACCCATTGGATCCATCTCTTGGATTCTTATAGATGTCTGAAATAAGCTAGAAAGATTATTAAGCTTCATGGAAGCCATTATACTCAGCAATGTATACTTTTAATTAAGAGGCGCCTGTACTACCAAATCCACCTTCACCACGTGAAGTGTTCATATCAAGTTCTTGTACTTCTTCAATAAAATATTGATTACTATAAGGATGTATAATCAATTGGGCTAATTTATCGCCTTTCTTAATTATAAGTGGCTCAGTATTCATAAGTGGAAAACCATCTCCATCAACACTAGCAATAACTGCCACATTAGAATGAATAACATTAATAACTCCACGATATTCTTCGTCAATAATACCAGCGCGAACAGAATGACCTCTACTTCCAAGACCAGACTTAGTTGTAATCTCAGCATAAGTATTTATTGGAAGCTTAAGACGAACATTTAAAGGGGTTTTGCCAGATTGACCGGGTAATAGAGCTATATCCTCAGTAGCAAATAAATCGAAGCCTGCGTCAGATTGACGAACTTTGTGTGGAAGTTTTCCATCTTGTTCAACTTTAACTTCAATCTTATATGTGTCATTGTATATACCTTTAAGTTGCTCTTTTATATCTTCTTGAATACCCATTTTATCTCCAATATTATTGCGATAATTATACATATTAATACTTTTTAAAGTGGAAAAAATATTTTTATATCTGAGTTAAGATATTAGTAGTAACGGGTACAATAAAATTACCTACACCAACCCTTGCTAGCTTACAGAAACTCTAAGCTTACGCGCGTGTAAACACGCGCTTTGCGCGCGTTGCGCGCAAGTGTGGGTAAAGAAGGTTATCTTTTAACAGGAGCTAGGTCTGGCTAAAATTTTTATTTAGTGATTAATTGTAATTTCAATTGGGTGAACAATTGTAATCGGTATAGTTGTGCAACCCATTAATAGAAATATGATAGATAATACCAGTACTGCTAATAATATAGCGTTCTCCCAGATAAGTAACTTTCTTAAATATTTCACTCTAAGCGCTTTACATTAGACTTTTCAAAGTTCTGATTTGTTTGCCAATTTTCTTTTAGCATAACTGCACCCTCTGATGCATCTTCTGGTGTAAAATTAACTTTACAGAAGATACTATCTTCATACTCTGCTATGATTGTGCACTTAAAACCTTTGTAGAAACCAGCTTTAATCTCAACTTGTTCACCATATATAAAATCAGTAGGTCGTGAATTCTCTTTACTTTGATTATCAGAACACCCCGTAAGTACTCCAATTAGGATAATTGATAGTAAGTATCTCATTTCTTTTCTCCTTCTCCACATATAGCCCAATATACTAACTCTTCTCTCTTAATGAACTTCTTAAGACAAGGAGCTTCTGGGTAATACTTAGAACAGTTTTGTGTTGCAGCACTCAATGCATCGCGATCATTTTTATCTAAAGTAACTTTAAAACCAACTAGAATTGTTACTGCACATATTAAGTTCACTTCTTGCCGCCTTGATCAATCCAATTTGTAATAATAATACGTTCTTCTTTTGTAATGCCAGTAAAGTTACCCGGAGGCATAGTCTCATTCTTTACTCTTAACTTGATCATGTTTCTATTTTTAAACGCAGTATTGTAATCCATCCAATTTTTATCTGGCCAGTTAGCGTTATGGCACTGAGAGCAGTGCTTTTGAATGACTGGCTTAACATCTTGATCATATGACAATGAGCTTGTTTTTAGTATGAAATACAATATAGCTACATCCATAGCTTGATTATACTTACTTCTTTCTGATGTCGTCTTCTATCTGTTTTAGCTTATCGTTGATCTCATCTTCAGATGGACCATCTGGCAACATTCCTGCTTGTACATCAGGTTGTAAGAACAGAGAACGTTCAGCTTGACGTCTGCGAGTAAGACCTGCAAGTTCTTTACCACCAGCTTTGTTCCATCGCAAAAATTGATCAGCAACGGCAGTGCGATCTGCACCAGCATTAAGGAGTTTCATAAGTGTAGATTTTTCTAGTGCTTGCCAACCAACATTGTAACTAAAAGATACTAGAGCAGCAAATTCATTATCGTTTAAAGCAACTTTAACCATTCTCTCTACATTAGAGACTTTTTCATTGACTTCATGCTCAAGATATTGAGTAGCTTGAGCTTCAGATATAGCTGGATCTTTCATAGTTACAGCTTTACCATCAGGGTATTTTATAGTACCGTAACCAATCGTTGGGATATTAATAGGATCTAGATACGCTTTTAAGAATAAGCCTTCGAAGCTTTTTATAAGATCTATTCCGGCTTTATTAGTCTTTCTCATAGACTTATTATACCGTAAACTCTACTATGCTCGCTTAATTATACTGGCTTTAGCTTCTTTAGTGTATACTACTGGAATGACTTTATCTAAAGTCACTGTGGATCCAACTACAGTAACAATAGTTGCTTCAGTTGAAGGAAGGTCTGTGCCGTTTACTAAAATAACATCAGTAGGAGCAAACTGATAGGCCTTGTCAACCTCAATTGTATTTGTTCCTGTGGCATTCTTAGTTAAAAGACTACACTTAACAACATTGGTGAACGTAGTTAACTTATCAGCAATATTTGCTACTCTCTGTTGAAAAGCTAACTTAGCAGTTGCTATTCCAAGCAATTGGAACAATGGTCCATTAGCACCATTTATTAAGAAATTCAAACATTTATATCGCTGTAAGAATAATCCATTGCCAGAGTAATCACCTAAAGTATTTTGTGTAACAACACCTAGAGCAGTTGTTATTTGAGTTACTCGTGCAGATATACCTGAATTTCTAGTATTGTAGGCTGTTGCTAAATTATTGAGACTGGTATCTACATATTTACCGGACACACCAGTATTAGCAAGAGCTAACCACGTAGAATAAGCAGTTTGAGCAGGAGTGATAGAAGCTTTAGCAGCATTCACTTGAGAAGCACTATCTATATTTAGATTGAGCTGTGTCAACTGATTACTAAGAGATGTATTCCATAACGCAGCATTTGCTGCAATCTTACTTGTCAACTGTGTCAAGATCCTCTGATAAGAGGCTGATGTTAAAGTATTACGTTCGCCATTAGTGAAACCGGGGATATTCTCTACAACTGATGAACCAATGGCCATTGTATTAGCTGGAGGAATTACTTCAGTGATAGTGAGTACTGTTCCAGATACGTTTGTTATGAGAACTAATGCACTCGTACCACTGCCCGATAGGTACAAGTACTTTCCATTTGTATTTCCAGTAGTATTGACATTAATGGTGGTAGCACCAGGAACATATGATGATAGAGCTAAAGTCCTACTTCCTACGCCAGAAGACTGACCATTTCTTAATAGACCTATTTGAGCTATCAAACCTTCATTCACTATAGTAGAATTTAAGACTCCACTTTCACTATTAGTACTTATAGTAGTAATATTACCATTGCCACTTGGTAACAACTTTGCATTATTTAATTTCCAAGTAGGTGGGAAAAATATATTAGTAGCTGTTCTATTGCCAGAATCGTTGATCTCTGTCTCAGTGATAGGAACATAAGTTGTTCCATCTAACCAGCGTCTCTCTAATTGATATGGATCAACGCGCTCATTGTTGGCATTTCTATACATTATGTATAAGTGATCAGCTTGAGCTTGAGTTTTAACTGCTTGCTCTTCCATGCCCACAATAGAACTCTTAGTATCTGTAGTATCACTAGCTGCTGCTGTGAACTCTTTAGCTATATCTGATAAATCTTTATTACTTAAAGGCATAAAGCTATTATACCGTGCTATTTGAGTCCGATATCACTCTCGAAGTCTTCATCTGTGTATTGATTTTCAACTAAAGTCTCGACACCGCTTCGTACTGCGTCAGCAATCATTCTAGATAATGCATCAGAGTTTAGTATTGCTGGACTGCCGTTGCTATTATAGCCACACATAGCATCAAATTTATTTTTAGCTGCACAGTAGGCATCATTTTGAATCTCATCTAAGATAATGTGCAAATTCTTCTTTAATTTCATACTAGACCTCTATAATTTTAACTTTATCTGTAATATCTAAATAATATTCAATTCTACCATTTGCATGTCTAGTTAACATAGTTGAACCTTTAGGTATATAATCAAGAATTAAAGCTTTAGTCTTGGTGTCTTGTTTTCTTAAAGCTCTTCCAACTGCTTGGATAACAGGACCTTTAGATGCAGTGAAGTCGGCTAATATTAAAACATCTACATTTTTCGTATCAGTTCCTTCTCCAACTTTCCCACTTGTTCCAACTAGACCTTTAACCTTGCCACTATTAAGATCATCTACGTAACTCTGTGAGTTCTTGTCAAGACCGGTAGCAAATGGTATTCCAAGATTATTAGATAACTCTTGCCCATGAGCAACCTCATCTACAAGAATGAGAACCTGCTTGCCTGCAGCCATCATAGATCTAGCATCGTCTTCGATTCTCTTCTTCATGATCTTGTTATTTAAGACGTGCTCTTTATAGGATTTTAACTTATCATCTTTAAAGTCTCTACCACCTGTCTCGACTTCACGAACTATAAAATATGGTTCTGCAAGCCATTTCTTCTCAACTCCCCACTTAATATCTCTACGTGCCAAGACACTTCCGCATCCAGCTGTAATCATTATATCTTTTCCATCTGAGCGGTAGTCTGTAGCTGTAAGACCAAACGTCTTACCAACCTCTGCCAGAGCTCTAGCGATATCAAAGAAGGTAGTTGCGGGGGTGTGATGTACTTCATCGAAGATAACCAATCCAAGACTGCTATTTTTAAACTCTTCGGCATGTCTAGAGACAGAAGCAGCAATGCCAACTGTAACGTCACTAATTTTCTTCTTTCCGCCTCCATAATAACCTACCTTATTCTTTCCAAAAGCGTCTACAAACTGTTCGTAAAACTGCTTAGCTACAGATTCACTAGGACATATCACTAAAGCTTTCTTCTTGTATTCTTTAATAAGATGTACTGCAACTAATGTCTTTCCTAAACCTG